TCCAGCCGGGTGGGAGTATTGTATTGGTGCAGACTCGGTGGTCTGAGAAGGACATGAAGGGACAGTTATTGAGGGCGATGGCTAAAGATCCGTTGGCCGATCAGTGGGAAGTCGTGGAATTACCGGCTATATTTGAAGATGGTAAGCCGTGTTGGCCGGAATATTGGAGTTTGGAGGACCTGACTTCGGTAAAAGCGTCGATTCCGCCTAGCAAATGGAATGCACAGTACCAGCAGAACCCTACGGGTGAGGAAAACGCGATTATTCCACGCGAATGGTGGAATAAATGGGAAAAAAAGACGGTGCCCAACTTACAATATGTGATTCAGAGTTATGATACGGCGTTTACCAAGCGGGAAACGTCGGATTTTTCGGCTATTACGACGTGGGGCGTGTTTTATCCTAACGAATCGGGGCAGCCGGGACTCATACTTTTGGACAGCAAGAAGGGTCGATGGGATTTTCCGGAGCTAAAAGAGGTGGCTTTGGAGAATTATAAGTTCTGGGACCCCGACACCGTCATTGTGGAGGCGAAGGCGAGTGGTTTGCCCTTGACCCACGAGCTACGGAACATGGGTATACCGGTTGTAAACTTCACACCGAGTAAAGGTAACGACAAAGTGTCGAGAGTGCATAGTGTTTCGCCGTTATTTGAGGCGGGAATGGTCTGGGTCCCCGACGAAGTATTCGCGGACGAGTTAATTGAAGAGGTTGCGGCCTTTCCAAATGGCGAATACGACGACTTGGTGGACAGTATGACACAGGCATTAATGCGGTATCGTCAAGGAAATTTTGTTCAATTACCAACGGATAGTTGGGAAAACGATGAAAGTTCTGCTAAAGTAAGGGTATATTACTAATCTAGTATAATTGCGCAAATACTATCTAAGGGATTGTTTATGGCAGAGGCTAACAAAGGATTTGGAACCTTCATGGAAAATGCGATTCCTTCGCAACTTGATGAAGCGGATTTAGATGCTGAACTAGAGATAGAGATCCCCGGCTCACGGAACACGGTCCAGGCGATGATTGAAGCAGAAGACGTTGGACAAATTGAGATTGAGCAGGAAGAAGATGGTGGCGTTACTATTGATTTTGAGCCGATGGATGAGCGTGAAGGCGATACTGATTTTTATGCTAATCTTGCTGAGGACATCCCTACCAGAGAACTACAGCGTATTGCCAGCGAGTTACTGGGAGAATTTGATGCGAACAAGGCGAGTCGTCAAGAATGGGAAGAGGCGTATGCCAACGGTTTAGAACTTCTTGGATTTAATTACGAGGAGCGCACACAACCTTTCCGTGGCGCGTCGTCCGTGACTCATCCTTTATTGGCCGAAGCTGCGACACAATTTCAAGCACAAGCGTTTAATGAATTACTACCAGCGGGTGGTCCTGTTCGAACTGTGGTGATGGGCAAAGAGACGCGGGAAAAAGTTAGTCAAGCGCGTCGTGTAAAAAGTTTTATGAATTACTACGTCACTAATGTGATGGAGGATTACACGCCGGACATGGACCAGATGTTGTTCTATTTGCCATTGGCGGGTTCGACATTCAAGAAGACTTACTATGATGAGACGATGGGTCGTGCGGTATCCAAGTTTGTCCCAGCGGAGAATCTAGTTGTTCCGTATGAGACGGCTGATTTGGATACGTGTCCAAACATTACGCAAGTTTTTAGAATGAGTCTCAATGACTTGAGAAAAAAACAGATATCAGGTTTTTATCGGGACATTGATGTTATTCCGGCTCAGTCAGATATTAGTGGTGTTACGGAAGAATTAAATAAAATTGAGGGCGTTGAGCCTTCGCAGATTGATTATGATTGTACGTTGCTTGAGTGCCACGTAGATTTAGATTTAGAAGGTTATGAGGAACTGGGTGATGATGGGGAACCTACGGGTATTAAGATTCCTTACATTGTTACGATCTCTGAGGACAATGGTCAAGTTTTATCTATTAGAAGAAACTATTCGGAAGAGGATGAGTTAAAGAAAAAGATTCAATACTTTACTCACTTTAAGTTTTTACCCGGCTTTGGTTTCTATGGACTAGGTTTGATACACACCATTGGCGGTTTGTCACGGACGGCTACTGCTGCGTTGAGGCAATTAATCGATGCTGGTACTTTGTCCAACCTACCTGCTGGTTTTAAAGCCAGAGGACTTCGTATCAGAGACGATGACGATCCACTTCAGCCCGGTGAATTTAGAGATGTGGACGCTCCGGGCGGTGCCATCCGTGACTCCCTTATGCCTTTACCCTTTAAGGGCCCTGATCAGACTTTATTTCAGTTGTTAGGTTTTGTTGTTCAAGCGGGTCAAAGGTTTGCCACAATTACTGACATGAAAGTAGGAGACGGCAATCAAAACGCTGCGGTAGGGACAACAATTGCGATGTTAGAGCAAGGCTCTCGTGTGATGAGCGCTGTGCATAAACGTTTGCATTATGGTATGAGGCAGGAGTTTAAAATTCTATGCCGCGTGATGGGCGAGAGTTTACCGCAAGAATATCCTTACTCTGTTGAAGGCGCAGATGCAAGTGTGATGCGTTCAGATTTTGATGATAAAGTGGACGTGATTCCGGTAAGTAACCCTAACGTATTCAGTCAGGCGCAACGTATTGTACTAGCGCAAACAAAACTACAATTGGCGGGTGCTGCACCGGAATTACACAACATGCACGAGGTTTACCGTGACATGTATGAAGCGCTAGGTGTGACTGATACCGACCGGCTTATGAAAGCAGTGTCGGAAGAAGAACCTACGCCTATTGATCCTGCTCAAGAAAACATTAATTCTCTTGATATGTTGCCTCTTAAAGCTTTTGAAGGTCAGAATCATCAAGCGCACATTACGGCACACTTAGTTTTTGGATCTAGCCCAATGGTTGGCTCATTGCCTCCGGTTGCTATGGCTTTACAAAAACATGTAATGGAACATGTAAAGATCGCCGCACAAGAACAAGCGATGACTACTTACTCGCAACAAAGGGCGCAAATGGGTCAAGCGGTTTCTCCTGAAGAAGAAATGCTACAAATGGAACAAATGGTGGCACAATTTGTGGCAGAAGGTATGCAGCAGGTTAAACAGGTATCTGGCCAGTTGTCGGGTGCGGGTAAACCTGATCCGTTAGTTAAGTTGAAAGAGGCTGAACTTCAGCTAAAAGCACAGGCCGAACAGAATGATGCACAATTAGATTCTCAGAAGCTTAATTTAGATGCACAAGCATTGCAGGCACGTAAGGAACAATTCCAGCAACGACTTCAATCACAAGAGTCTCAAACTGCTGCTAGAATACAATCTGCAATGGAACGTGAATTACTTAAAAAGCAACAATAGGAGACTAACATGAAGGCAAAAGTAAAGTGTATGGGTTCGGTTCCAGCTAACCCACCAAAAGCAGTAGAGTATGCGGACATTAAGGGTCAAGGTAGAATTCCTTACGGAAAGACTGCCGATGCTCCGATGGCCGGTAACACGCCAAAACGCATGAAAATGCGTGGCACGGGCGCGGCTATTCAGGGTACAAAGTTTACCGGCTATTAAGTTAATGCGTAAACTTTTAAGAAAGTTTGTTTCTTGGTGTTTGTCTAAACTAGGCATTGGTATTTGTCAGTGTTCTAAGTAAGGAGATTGTATGGCAATACTCAGCGCACTTATTGGACCGGTAACTGGACTTTTAGATAAATTTGTTGAAGATAAAGATCAGAAGGCGGCGTTAGCACATGAAATTTCGACAATGGCGGACAGGCATGCACAACAACTTGCCCTTGCACAAGTTGAAGTCAATAAAGCGGAAGCAGCTAGTGGCTCTGTCTGGAAAGGTGGCTGGAGACCTTTTGTGGGCTGGGTGTGCGGTACTGCCTTTGCTTATCATTTTGTCATTCAGCCTCTGGCTATTTTTATCGTTGCTGCCTATGGTATGGAAATACCTGCTTTACCTGAGTTCGACATGGGTCAATTAATGACGGTTCTTATGGGTATGCTAGGTCTTGGGGGTTTACGAAGCTTTGAAAAAAGCAAAGGTGTGGCTAAGTAATGGCACGTCTTAAATTAGATGCTCCTATAAGGACAAAAATAAAAAAGAAAACGTCTATAGGGAGTTCTGTAAACTCCAGACCTCGTAGCAAAAACGATAAAAGAAGTTTTAAGAGGTATCGTGGTCAGGGGCGGTAATGAAAAATACTTTAGTAAGAACTATAGCTTGTTTTGTTTTGTTTTGTGCTACCTCGTCTTTAGCACAAACTAATACTATTAGTAGTACCGTTTCTAGTACGGTTTCTAGTTCCTCTAATACGGTTGGCACGACTACGGTTGATCGGACTCCAAGCACAGCTAATTCACCTAATGTTGTCATAAACAATAGCGACATTTGTACGACAGGAGTTTCGGGAGCGGTTCAGACTCAAATTTTTGGAATATCTGGGGGTAAAGCCGTTAGAGATCTTAACTGTGAAAACCTTAAACTATCTAAGCAGTTGTATTCTATGGGTATGAAAGTAGCTGCGGTTTCGTTGCTTTGTATGGCCGACGCTAGAGTTTTTCAAGCAATGTGGGATGCTGGTACCTATTGTCCTATAAATGGTCTGATAGGCAAAAAAGCGAAGCAAGCATGGCTGTCCAGTTTGCACCGGGTACCGGAAGGAGCTTTAGTTTCACAAAAAGAAAATTTAGCTATGTTGGACAAAAAATCTAAACGTAATGCCCGAAAACCACATAAAGGCAATCCCCCGTGGCCAAACTACACCCGATAGTTTTATTGTTCTTTTTCGCTAGTGCTGCAGCAGAAGACACCACCAACAACCTAGTGGACAACGACAACTGGTCGATTGATGGAGATGTTTATACTTGCACGGATTGTAAATGGAACGGTGCGGGACAGTCTATGGATCAAAACGCAGATATTATTTGGGTTTACAGCGACGAGCAAGGCACTGTGTCTCAAACGTTTGATTTAACTCCGTACAATGACATTGGTCAAATTGATTACGGGATGAGTTCTTTTGGCTGTAATAATACCCCCGGAGATGGAGGTTTTAGTTGTCATCAAACAAGTCAACCTGAGTACTACGATAAAATAACAGTAGAGTTAAATTATGGCGGCCAACTGTATACAGACACCGTTACCTTAGACTATAACAATTTTTATGTAGATTACTCTTTTTCCGCAGAAACAACATTTGACGCGGACAGTGCAATATTAAGTTTTTCTTCTATTGACCCCGCCGCATATTCAAAGTGGTATATGGCAGGAGCAACGCACAGTGCTTTTTTTAATGTCACTTATAATGTTATAGATTTAATAACCACCACACCTTCTTTAATAAACCCAGAGCCTGATTTTGTAGTGGATGTGCCGCAAGTTTCCGTGGACATTCCTATTCAGCCTATTGAGGTAGCTCCCTCACAGCCCGAAGTTATAACTGTGATCGAGATTCCTGTTGATTCAGTAGGGTCGGCAGTTCCTGATATTACTATGCCGGATGCTGCTCCTGTTATTATTGAAATTGCAGAAATACAGGATTTAGATATAACTCCCGTGTCAGTTGGTCCTATGGATGCTCCAGAACCTGAAATTGTTGTAGAAATGGACCTTAATGAACCTGCCCCCGAACCTGAAATGCAAACGGAAGTGGTAGAGCCCGAAATGCAAACGGACCTATCTGAACCAGAACAACAAATGGAAGCCAAAGAACCTGAGCCAGAGCCTACACAAAAAGCAGAAGCACAAGAGTCAGAAGAAAAACCGGAGCCTGAACCTGTTAGCGAACCAGAACAGGAGCAGGAAATGGAGGTAGCTAAAGAGCCTGAGCCAGAGCAGCAAGAAGAGCAGGAATCAAGTTCTGAGGCTAAAGGCAATACAAAATCAAACAGCGAGGGCAATACTTTAGTTGTACGGATTAACGCTGCGGATATGGATCAAGTCGCAGCAAACTTTGATTCTGTTTATAATGCCCAAGCACAAGCAGTTGCTATTGCTGTAATGACTCTGACCTCTCAAGGTTATGAAAATTTACCTAGACTTCAGGACGTAGCCTTTTATGAAGACAAAGGTTTGAAAGACAAAAAGAATTTCAAAGACAGGATTTGGGGTTCAATTTACAGAGATGATAAACTCTGGTCAGAAATGGTGGATGTTCAATATGAGTACTGAAATTAATATTGGCGGTGTAAAGTTTACGGGTGGCAAGATGTTTGCAGTTCTAACTGCTTTAAGTAGCGCTGCGGGTGTCATATGGGGGGCAGCATTGCTTTGGGACGATTACGAAGGTCACAAGAAAAAACTTGCTAACCTTAATCCTAATGCAATTGCTGTTCAAGTAGAGACTTCTATGATTAAAGTTGAGGAGGCAATAGGCTATGCAAAAGATATTAAACAAGATTTACGAACGGACGTTATCAATGTTGAAAACGCTATGGAAGATGTGCATAAATCTATACGAGAAGTTGAAAACAGGAATCGTGTGGTTGTATCAGAAGCTAAAAGATGGTTTGACGAAAAGTTGTCAATAATTGAAACACAAGGACAATCCGCAGAAGCAAATAACCGGAAAGTCATGCAAGATTTTCAACAATGGTTTGATGAAAAAATAGACAAAGTAGATCAAAAATCACAGTCTTTTGAAGAGGATCATCTTAAATCGGTTCAGGATTTTCAAAGGTGGTTTGATGAACGAGTGCAAACTTATGAAGACAGATCAAATGCTCAATTAGACAAAGCTCGCGCAAACTTATCTAATGCTCAAGAGCTATTTGATGCAAGAGTAATTGCAATTAACGAGTCTTTGATGGAGTCTGAGCAGCGAACAAAACAAACAGTAACGGAGGCTCAGAAGTGGTTTGACGAGCGTGTTGTTTCTACCGAATCAAGACTTAAAGAGGTAGAGGAAAGAATGAACAAACGGATTGACCGTGCTTTAACTAACATATTAGCTGACCAATAAAGGATGTAAATGACGTTTAAACTTTCAGAAAGAAGTATTGACCGATTAAAGGGTTTAGATTCTAGTTTAATAGATGTGGTAAAAAGAGCCATAGATTTAACTGAAGTAGACTTTGGAGTTTCTGAAGGGCTAAGAACCTTAGAGCGGCAAAAAGAGCTAGTAGAAAAAGGTGCTAGTCAAACCTTAAAAAGCAAGCATTTAGGCGGAAAAGCTGTTGATTTGGTGGCTTATATAGGTCCTAGGGTAAGTTGGGAGCTAAGTGTTTACGACGATATAGCGGATGCTATGCGTCAGGCTGCAAAAGAATTAGACGTAACGCTTAGATGGGGCGCAGCTTGGCACAAAAATTTATCGGACTCTGATATGTCCGCAGAAGATTTAATGAATGAATACATTGATTTAAGGCGTTCTCAGAACCGAAGACCTTTTATAGACGCTCCACATTTTGAACTTGCATAAGTACTAGCATACTTCGTATAAGATATGCTAAGATAATCTACGACTTTATTAGACAATATGCGAGGAGTAATGGATGAGATATATGTAGCAGAAGCAGTTTTTAGGATTATTCGAGATCGACAAGCTGGAATTGTAGATTTAATGCAATACGGTAATGTTAAATCAATGGAACAATATCGTGAGCTTATGGGAAATTTAGATTCCTTAAATCACGTTGAACAGGAACTCAAGGGCCTGCTAGAAAAACAGGAGCAATCTGATGACTGAAGAAGTAAAAGAAAAACCAAACTTAGCCGAAGCTTATGTAGATAAGCCCGTGTTAAACCCTGAATTAATTAGTGGTTCTTTGTTAGAACGACTACCTCATCCAACAGGATGGCGCGTATTAATTCTTCCTTACAAAGGTAAAGCTAAAACAGAAAGCGGTATATTTCTACCGGACGAGGTCCAAGATAAAAAACAAATTTCAACGCAAGTTGGCTATGTTTTAAAACTAGGGCCATTAGCTTATCAAGATAAAGACAAATTTCCCTCTGGCCCATGGTGTGAAGAAAAACAATGGGTAATGTTTGCCCGATACGCGGGTTCTCGTTTTCAAATAGATGGGGGAGAAGTAAGAATACTTAATGACGACGAGATTCTTGCGTCTATTCTTGATCCCGAAGATATTCACCACTTATAAGGAATAAATAATGGCCGAGGCAGAAGCTAATTATGAAGTAGATAATGAAACAGATACAGAAGTAGAGGTTTCAGAAGTAGGGGACACCTCTAAAGAAGTAGAAGTTCAGGCGGATAACGAAGATAGCGCAGAAGATCAGTTTAAAAAAGCTGAATCAGCTACGCAGAAACGAATAGACCGTTTAACTAAAAAAATGAGAGAAGCGGAACGAAGAGAGCAAGAAGCTCTTAACTACGCTCGTCAAGTTCAGACAGAGTCTTCTCAGATTAAAGAACGAATGAATAACTTAGACAATAATTATGTGTCTGAGTTTAGTACTCGCGTGGGCGCTCAAATGGAGCAAGCTGAAGCGGAACTTTCTAGGGCTATGGAGTTAGGCGACACCAAATCTGCCGTAGAAGCACAGCGAAAGATAACTACCCTTGCTATTCAAGCGGATAGAGCCGAGCAAGCTAAAGCACAACAAGCTCAATATGCCGAACAAGCTAAGGCACAGGCCGTTCCACAAGTCGCTCCACAAGCACCTCCCGCTAAAAGACCCGACCCTAAAGCAGAAGATTGGGCCCTTAAAAACAAATGGTTTGGTGATGACCAAGCTATGACTTATGCGGTTTTTGGAATACATAAGAAACTTGTTGAAGAGGAAAGATTTGACCCGCAAAGTGATGAGTACTATACTGAACTAGATCGACGAATGGCGGAAGAGTTTCCGCACAAGTTAAAAAGTCAAAGCAAAAGGCCAGCTCAGACGGTTGCTTCGGCTTCTAGAACACCTTCTGGGCGCAGTGGGAGAAAGGTTAGACTCACCCCTAGCCAAGTCGCAATAGCGAAAAAATTGGGTGTGCCACTTGAAGAATACGCGAAATACGTGAAGGAGTAATAGAGATGACTGAACAAACAAAAATCGATAGATCCCCTCGCGCAACTAAAACTAGGGAGAAACAAGCTGTGCGTAAACCTTGGGCTCCCCCCTCTGTATTAGATGCACCGCCTGCACCGGACGGTTATAAGCATCGTTGGATTCGCGCAGAAACGCGAGGATTTGATGATACTAAAAACGTCAGTTCGAAATTAAGGGAAGGTTGGGAATTGGTCCGTAAAGACGAATATCCCGATTTTGAAGGACCCGTTGTTGAATCAGGTAAATATTTAGGTGTTTTTGGACAGGGTGGTTTAATTCTTGCAAGAATGCCATTAGAAACCGTACAAGAGCGTACTGAGCACTTTCAAAGAAGGAGCCAAGACCAGATTGATGCGGTTGATCATGACATGCTGCGCGAGAACTCACATTCGACTATGACGATTAATAAACCTGATCGTCAATCTCGTGTAACTTTTGGTGGTCCGAAAAAATAAGTAGGGCTGCTCTTTTAGGAGAAAAATATCATGGCAAATGCAACAACCGCCTATGGTCTTCGTCCTATTGGGCTAGTTGGAAGCGGTGCAAACTCAACAGGTGTAACTGAGTATGAGATTGCTTCTGACAACACTAATGCTATTTTTCAGTACTCCATCTGCGTTCCTCTAGCAGCGGGTGTTATTGATCAAGCTGGTGCCACAAATGGTGGAACCACGCAAGCATTGGGTGTCCTAATGGGCGTTCAGTACCATGACTCTGTACAGAAAAAACCTGTATGGATTAATTACTGGCCCGGTTCAAACTCTGTCAGCGTAGACACTAACTATCCAGTTAAAGCCTTCGTAGCAGATAACCCAAACCAGCTATTTAAAGTGGCTTCAGATGCTTCATTGACAGACCGTGCAACTGCACTGGCTGCCGTGTTTGCAAATGCGTCACTTGGAACCTCTGCACGAACTGGCAGCACCAATACGGGCTGTTCAAATAGTGCTTTAGGCGTTTCTACTATTGCAACAACCGCAACACTACCACTTAGGGTTGTCGGTATTATGGATGACGAAGCTAACAGCGATTATGCTGCGGCTGGTATTCCGTTGGTTGTTAGGTTAAACGCACATTTCAACGCCGGAACCCGTAGGTTTGATTCACAAACCACTGCGGATTCTACCGGCATTTAAGGAGGGTTAGATAATGGCTATTTCTCGCGCACAACTGGCGAAAGAGCTAGAACCCGGCCTTAATGCCTTGTTCGGGCTCGAATACGACCGTTACGAAAATGAGCATTCTGAAGTCTTTGAGGAGGAGTCTTCGGACAGAGCCTTCGAAGAAGAGGTAATGCTTGCTGGGTTTTCAACAGCACCCGTTAAAAACGAAGGCAATGCCATCAGTTTTGACGATGCACAGGAAACATTTACAGCTCGTTACACACATGAAACAATCGCGCTTGCTTTCTCGATTACAGAAGAGGCTATCGAAGATAACCTTTATGATCGACTTGCTTCGCGGTATACCAAGGCTCTTGCACGTTCAATGGCCCAGACAAAGCAGATCAAGGCAGCTTCTATTCTGAACAATGCGTTCAGCACAGCTAGTCCTGTCGGTGACGGTGCAGCACTTTGCTCCTCCGCACACCCTAGCCTTTCTGGAAACCAACGTAACGTGTTGTCAACAGCTTCAGACCTCAACGAGACTTCTCTTGAGCAGATGCTTATTGACATTGCGGGTCTTACCGATGAGCGTGGTCTAAAGATTGCGGTTCGTGGTACAAAGTTAATTATCCCTAAAGAACTGCAATTTATCGCAGAGCGGGTTATTAACTCTAATCTACGTCCCGGATCAGCCGACAACGACCTTAATGCAACAAAGAGCATGGGAATGCTTCCTGAAGGCGCAGTGGTAAACCACTTCCTAACGGATACCGATGCTTTCTTCATTAAGACTGATGCACCTAACGGCTTCAAATACTTCAACCGTTCGCCAATTAAAACGGCAATGGAAGGGGACTTTGATACCGGTAACATGCGATTCAAAGCACGAGAGCGTTACAGCTTTGGTGTTTCTGATTGGCGAGCCGTCTTCGGCACACCGGGTGCGTAACTTCTTGTAAAATAAAACAAAATTTTATTTTGTAAGATCGAGAAAGGGGTAGGTAAAACTATCCCTTTCTTTTTACCTAAAATTTTTGTATTCTATACATAACCTGACAGTTGCAATGGTGCGACTGACATTTGCCAAGACAGGAGACTTATATGGCTAATACTACATTTAGCGGACCAGTACGGTCGCTCAACGGTTTTGAGACCGTTTCTAAAAACGCCACTACAGGCGCAATCACTATTACTAGCGGTAGCAAAATGGCAGTAGAAGCTGCTGCAAGTGCGGGTATTGAAGGCACTGCGGCTGTTTATGTAACGCAAGTAGAAAGATTTAAAAGCGACACTGACACCAACGTTAATGTCGTAAAAACCACTATTATGATTGACCTAACCGGATTGAGATCAACCGCTGCTGGGGACATTATTGGTAAAAACGGTTCGGGCGTTGCTTATATTGGTCAAGTTACCACAGCAAACCAAGGCACCGTGTTTGGTGTGACTATGCAATGTCTTGAAACTCCTGCTGGTGGAGATCCGGATATTAACTTACATTCGGCTACCGAAGGAACAGGTGTGGAAGACACTGCTATTTCTGATCTAACCGAGACTTTGATTATTAACTCAGGGGACTTAGCTGCGGGTAGTTTCGTTGCGGGTGGTGACATTGCTGCTGATCAGTTTTTGTATTTAACAGCGGGTGCTACAACAGATGCGGACTATACTGCGGGTAGGTTGCTTATTACAATCACTGGTTATGACGTTGCTTCTTAATAGGAGACCATACGGGGGTTTAATACCCCCCGTTTAACTTTAAGGAGATTAATATGGCAGGATCTGATGTAAGAGCTATAACGTTTTTAAATAGCCTTTCCGCAAGTAACACTTCGGTAGCTGCGGCTGCTACAACCAGTGGTACAGCTTCGCTTACGCTTACAACAGCGGCGGGAACTGGCGCATTTCATGCTACCAATCAAGCTGCAAAAGTTACTTTAACGTCTACTGGAAATCTTTCTGGAATTACCGTTACCATTACGGGAACGGATATTGCAGGAAACGCTCAGACAGAAGACATTGCAGGGCCTAATAACACCACAGTCACTTCGACTAAGTTTTATGACACGGTTACTTCTGTGGCAGGTGATGGGTCTATAGGTACAAACATGAGTGTTGGTGTTGCAGCGGGTACCACCGGTGGTCAAGCAAAAATATTTGGCGGACGAACTAGGTTAAGAGGTATGCATGCTACTACTGGAGGAACTGTTGGCAACATTAGTTTTTTTAACAGTACGCCTGTTTCTGGAACGGCTGTTTTTTCCATTCAAGTGGCTACCACCACTAAAGATTATGTAGATCCGTTTGTTCCGGACGAAGGTTTAGTGTTTCCAGAGGGTTGTTATGTAGATCTGCCTGCAGGTACTGCGGTAAGTTTTACGGCTTTCTTTAATTAATTTTAAGGGAAAGAGTTATGGCTACAACAAAAAATGTAACTAGAACTCCTTCGGGAAAAATTAAATATCGGGGGGAAACCTTTGCAGGTTTTAACAAACCAAAAAGAACCCCCGGTAGTTCTAAGAAAAGCGCGGTATTAGCTAAAAAAGGGGACCAAATTAAGCTGGTTCGTTTCGGCGATCCAAATATGTCTATTAAAAAAGACCAACCTTCTAGAAGAAAAAGTTTTAGAGCGCGTCACTCTTGCGATACGGCTAAAGACAAGTTTTCTGCTAGGTATTGGTCTTGTAAAGCGTGGTAAAAAAATGTCTTCTCTAACTCCCGAAGAAGTACTAGACAAGTTGGCGCATCACGAAATGAAATGCGAACTTCGTTACAAAAACATTGAAGAAAGATTAGATTCACAAAAAGAAGATTTAAAAGGTCTTAGTAACAAATTATGGTTTTTAGTGGTTTTAATTATTGTTACGCCAATGGTTCATCGTTTATGGGGGTAATATGGGTTCTAGAGTAAAAACAGGTGCAAAACCCCGACCTTGCGGATTAACGTATTACAGAAAAGGCGGAGCAGTATCTAGTAAATCAAAAGGCAGCAAAATTTGTCCGGAGGGAAAAGCTTGGGCAAAAAGAACTTTTGATACTTATCCAAGCGCTTACGCTAATTTAGCCGCTTCGAAGTATTGTAAAGATCCAAATTACGCTAAGAAGGCTAAAGGCGGAAAGCGAAAAGGCACGTAATGGGTAAGTTGCAAGATTGGGTAGATGAAGAATGGGTTCGTATAGATAGCTCTGGAAACATTGCGGGGGCTTGTGGCACTTCAAAAAATAAAAAAAACCCAGACAGATGTTTGCCTAAAGCTAAAGCGCAGAGTTTAAGTAAATCAGAAAGATCTTCAACGGCTCGTAAAAAGAAACGAGAAGGTGCTAAAGGTAAACAGGTTGTTTCTAATACAAAAGAAGCTAAAGTTAGAAAAATGAAAAACGGGGGGGCGATTGTTGCTAGAGGTTGCGGCGCTATTTTAAACGAAAGAAAAAAATTAACCACGGGTGCGGTTGGTTAATTATGCGATTAGAATTTATAGGAGATCCTTTAGAAAAATTAATAGCTCAAGAAATAATTGCTTGGTCTAGAAATGTTTTAGAAAAACCTAGTAAATTTTTTAACGGTTTTCCCCCTTGTCCTTATGCAAAACAAGCGTGGATGAACGATAAAGTTGCCTTAATTTTTAAAAAAGAAAAAACGTATCAAGACCTATATTCGGTTGTTTCTTGTTTTGAGGATAAGTTTGATTTAGCCATATTGGTAGATTTAAATAATGATAAAACTTCCGAAGAGTTTCATGATTATTTAAATGAAGTAAATACAGCAATTTCTAAAGGTTTTTTTATTGATAAAGACATTTGGGTAGTAGGGTTTCATCCAGATGATGACGCTACTGAGTTTGCTGAAGAGGCGAATTTTGAAGCTTTAGTGGAGATAGAGTACTCTTTAATTTTTATTCAAAGATTGTCAAAATTGCAAGAATCAGCGCATAGAATAAAGAAAAACGGGTATTATGATAATTATGATGAGGAGTATAACGCTTCTTATATTTTTAAACGTAGAGAAGAACTTTACAGGAGATTACAAAATGGCAATGGCACCTAAGAAAAAAATGCGTGGCGGCGGTATGGTTAAGAAAATGCGCGGCGGTGGAATGGTTAAGAAAATGCGCGGCGGTGGAATGGTTAAGAAAATGCAAGTCGGTGGAGCCGTCACAGGAGCAACAGCAGGAGCAGGAGCAGCAGCAGGAGCAGGAGCAGCAAAATTATTGTCGAAGCTTCGCAAGCAAGCAAAAGCACAAGGTTATAAACTAGTACCTAATACTAATAAATAAATCATGACTACTTCAGGAAGCAAAGATTTTGAGTTAGATGTAGCAGATTACATCGAAGAGGCTTTTGAGCGTTGTGGCTTAGAAGTCCGGACCGGCTACGACCTAAAAACGGCTAAACGTTCGCTTAATCTTATGCTTGCTGATTGGGCTAATCGTGGTTTAAATCAATGGACTATTGCACAACGGTCTTTAACCTTAACTGCAAACGATGGCGAGTATAATTTAGGCACCGATGTAATTGATGTGTTAGGTGTGGTTATTCGGGTGTCTAACACCGATTACTCGTTAGAACGTTTAAGTCGAGACGACTATCTTACCATACCAACAAAAACCACTTCGGGTCGCCCTAATCAATTCTTTTTGGATAGGCAGCTTACGCCAAATTTAAAGGTATGGCCTGTTCCGGACAGTAGCACTACCTACACCGTGTATTATGATGCGCTAACCAGAATGGATGACGCGGATACCTTTACTAACACGATGGATTTGCCCTTTAGGTTTTACCCTTGTTTAGCGGCAGGGCTTGCTTACTATTTGTCTCTAAAAAAGAGCCCACAACGAACACAGATGCTGAAAGCTATCTATGAAGAAGAGTTTCAACGTGCCGCAGAAGAAGATCGAGATAGGGCTTCTTTTAACGTTGCACCTAAGTTTAGTTATTACAGGTCGGGATAATGGCTAAGTTTGCCTCAGGTAAAGATTCTTACGCTATATGCGACAGATCCGGGTTTAGATATCCGTATAAAGTTATGCGTCGTGAGTGGAACGGTTTATTAGTTGGCCCAGACCAATACGAGCCAAAACACCCTCAGTTAGGTCCTTTTAGAAAAGTAGTTGATCCGCAAGCTTTACAAAATGCTAGACCAGACCGTGTGGAACCTACGGATGTTTATGTAGGCGTTCCTACAGTAGAAAATGAAAATTTAAGATCCGTTACAGGCTTTGCACAAGTTGGTACGGTTACGGTGACCACATCATGAGTTTTACTTATTCTCAGTTAAAACAAGCTATACAGGATTACACTGAAAACGACGAAACCTCGTTTGTAACAAATTTGCCTATATTTATTAGGCAGGCGGAAGAGCGCATATTAAAAAACGTTCAGCTAAGTTTGTTTCGCAAAAATGTAAGTGGGACGCTGTCTTCTAGCAATAAATATTTAGCGTGTCCTTCTGATTTTTTAGCGCCGTTTTCTTTGTCTTTTGTAGATTCCAACAGTGATCATCAATTCTTAGAATTTAAAGACACGGATTTTGTGCAAACATTTACTCCAAATCCGGCTACTACGGGTAATCCTAGGTACTATGCGGTTTTTGACATAAATAACTTTATATTAGGGCCTACGCCTAGTGCAAATAGCACCGTAGAGCTTCATTATTTTTATAGACCTACTAGTTTAACGGCGGGGGCAGATAGCGGAACAACATGGCTAAGTGAAAACGCAGAGATAGCAATGCTTTATGGAAGCTTATTAGAAGCGTATACTTACATGAAGGGAGAAGCTGATTTAGTAGCTCTTTACGAAAAAAGATTTGCGGAAGCTTTAGTAGGCCTGAAGATGTTGGGCGAAGCTAAAGAAGTTACGGATGAATATAGAGTAGGAAAGGTTATTAGGGCTAAACAATGAGTTTTCCAGCATTAGATATAGATGTTTCTTCTGACTACGGTGTTAAAGTTTTAACCACCAAAAACCGTGGTTTTACCCCAGAGGAAATAGCCGAAAGGTGTGCCGACAAGATTATCTCTATTTCGGACACGGCTAATCCTTTGATAAGAGATCAGGCACGAGCTTTTAAAAAACATTTAATAAAGGTTCTTACCTTTTATATGAAAGAAACGATTAGTAATGACCGAACCACTATTTATAACGCTTTGTGTGATGCTGGGCACAAAGATTTAGCCGAATTAACTAGGAGACTTTGATATGGCTTTTAATGGTAATTTTATGTGTACCTCTTTTAAAAAAGAGTTATTGTACGGCGCTCACGATTTTGCTAACGGTGCAGATGCTTTTAAAATGGCTTTGTATACGTCAAGCGCAACTTTAAATGCGTCTACTACTGCTTACACCACTAGTAATCAAGTAGCCAGCGGTAATGGTTATACTACGGGCGGAAACGCTTTAACTAACGTAGACCCCAGTAGTAGCGGCACTACCGCATTAACAGATTTTGCGGATGTAACTTGGACAAGCTCTAGCATTACGGCTAGAGGAGGTTTAATTTACAATACAGGTCCTAACACTACGTCTATTTCTTTAACCAACCCTGCTGTTCTGGTTTTAGATTTTGGCGCGGATAAAACATCTACGTCCGGTGCGTTTACTGTTGTGTTTCCTGCGGCTGATGCCAGTAATGCGATTATAAGGATAGCCTAATGGCCGACGTGGTTGTCGCCTATACCGGATGGAATAACTCCGCAGGTGGGTGGGGAGCCACGACGTGGGGTAATGAAGCTTCTGTACCGGGTTCAACCGCTTCTGTAGGGACAGTAACAGCAACGGCTAATGCTGACGTTAACGTTACAGGATTAAGCGCTACATCAGGGTTAGGTTCGGTCACCGTAACGGCTATTGCTAACGTCCCCGTTACCGGATTAGCCGGTACTTCTGGAGTGGGCAGTGTTTCTGTCACAGGTACTTCAGTTACTAATGTGACCGGATTAGTTGGTACGGCCGCTGTAGGGACGGTAACCGCGCAAGCTAACGCCGACGCTAACGTTACGGGGTTGCAAGTTACGGGTTCGGTAGGGGAGGTCTTTGTTTGGGGGTCTATTGTCCCTGACCAAAATCCAAGTTATAGTTCAATTACCCCCAATCAGTCACCCAACTGGGATAAAATAGCAGCATAGAACTTTATTTAAACATACTCTTAAATTGTTGTATAGGATTAAATCATGGCTAGTACATATACCTTAAATAACGGTATCGAGTTAATAGCGACAGGTGAGCAGTCTGGAACTTGGGGGCAAACTACTAACACAAACCTTAGTTTAATTGACACTGCTTTAGATGGTCAAGTTAGCATTACTTTATCTTCTGCGGGAAGCAGCGGATCACCTAATTCTTTGCCCGTTTCCGATGGAAGTGCTTCTAATGGAAGAAACAGGCTTATTGTTTTTGCAGACGGCGGAGACCTAAGTGCTACGGCATACGTTCAATTAACTCCTAATGATGCTGAAAAAATAGTTTATATTAGAAACTCATTAAGCGGAAGTAGAAGTATTCTTGTTTTCCAAGGGACCTACAATGCCTCAAATGATTATGAAATACCTGCGGGAACTACAGCAGTGGTCTTTTTCAATGGTGGGGGCTCTGGTGCTGTTGCCGCTAATGTGTTTAACAATGCTTATTTTGATAGCTTGCGTCTCGGTGCTGTCTCTGTTACAGCAATTTTGGACGAAGACAATATGTCTTCCAATAGCGCTACTTCGTTGGCCACGCAACAATCGATCAAAGCGTATGTAGATACTACAGTAACCGCGCAGGACCTTGATTTTGCCGGTGGCTCTGGTTCGGGATCGGTAGACTTAGACAGTCAAAACTTTACTATCGCGGGAACTTCAAACGAAATAGAAACTTCGGCTAGTGGGCAAACTCTAACGGTGGGTTTACCTAATGCAGTAACTATTGCGACGTTAACGCTAACAAATGATTTAGCTGTAGCTAACGGCGGAACAGGATCATCTAATGCATCGGATGCTAGAACAGCATTAGGTGTTGCGATTGGTAGTGACGTTCAAGCCTTTGATGCTGACACACTCAAGGCTGACACTGCTGACACACTTACAGCGCCATTTAGAGGGACGATAACCACTGACAATGATCTGTCGTTTGATCAAAACGTAACCAACAACTTTCAATGCACACCTAGTGGTGCAGGTGCATTAACCTTTACCAATCACACCGCAGGACAGAGTGGGTTCATACTTTTAATTAACTCTGGTGGTCATGCTATCTCTGCTCACACTAACACTAAAATCAACGCAACAGACCTGACAGCAATATCAGTCGCAGGCACTTACACGTTAAGTTACTTTGATAACGGAACTAATGCTTATGTATCTGTGAGCAGGAGCTTTGGATGAGTTTACTTCAAGCAGGTTTTGGGTCTTCTGGTGATGACTATGAGATCACAGATAGTCTGAGACTGCGTAGTTCTGCGTCTGCTTATTTAGCTAGAACGCCATTGAGTGCAGGCAACAGAAGGACTTGGACTTGGAGTGGATGGGTTAAGTTAGGAACTTTAGATGTTAATCGAGTATTTTTTGACGCTTCACCTTCTTCAACCTCTCAAACTAGAATAAGAGTAGAGTCTGGAAATGCGTTAGACATGATCCACTACACAGGTAGTACAGTACTTCGCTTAAAAACTACAGCACTCTTTCGTGATCCTTCTGCTTGGTATCATTTTGTAATAAGTGTTGACACGACACAAAGCACTGCTGCTGACAGAATGTCAATGTACGTTAATGGAGTTGAACAGACTAGTTTTAGCTCTCGTACAGACCCTTCTCAAAACTTAGAAACTAATTTTAATAACAATATTGAACATAGAATTAGCAGTAGAGACTACGCTAACGATCAATATTGGGACGGCTACCTAACAGAAGTAAACTGGATTGACGGTCAGGCATTAGATGCTGATGACTTTGGTGAGTACGATGCCAACGGTACTTGGAAGGCTAAACAGTACACAGGCACATACGGCACGAATGGTTTCTATCTACCAATGAAGCCTACGACACAAGCTAATGGTTTTAATACAGTGCTGTATACAGGAGATAGTGGCACACAAAGCATTAGCGGTGTGGGTTTTAGTCCTGATTTTGTTTGGATTAAACCTAGAAATGCTGTTGGTTCACATATTTTGCAAGATACTGTGCGTGGAAACACAAAGTTTTTAGAATCTAATAGCACTGGAGTAGAACAA